GCTCCTGCTGGGCCGTTGGAACCGGCAGGCCCACGAGGCCCAGGCTCCCCCGGAGGCCCCGGTTGGCCTGGTTGCGCTTGGATCTCCAGGTCAGCGATCTGCTTCCGCAGCTTCCGGAACTCCTGCCCGATCCTGGCTGCCAGCTTGTGGATGCTCAGCTTCACAGGTTGTCCTCGAAGGTCTTCACGAAATCTTCCTCACCCAACTGAAGCTCAGCCAGAGCCAGCCGGATCCTCTCCTCCTGCCGCCCGTGGAACTGCGTGAGGGAATCCCCCCACCCCCTCATCTCAGGGAAGGCACGGGAGAGCCTCTCCGGGATCTCCGGGGGTGGCTCCGATCGGAACTGCCCGGACTCCCTCTTCTCTGCCGCGGTTCGCCTGAATGATTCGTTGGCCATCACCAGCAGTTGTTCACAGCCATCATCTTGAAGGTCATGGAGGAGATGCAGAATTGCCCACCTGTCCCCTCCACCCACAGCCGGTAGGTTAGGAAGGATCCGGTGGCGAAGAAGTTGGCAGAGGGCACCTCCCCTGGGCGGCGCCCATCGGCGATGGCGCCCTCATCAATCGCGGCCAGCTCAATGGTCTGCCCCTGCTCCCAGTACATCCGATCGGGCTGCATGCCGTAGCCAGCCTCCACGTTCAGCAGGGAAGGGGTGACCTGGTCTTCCGCATTGAAGTTCACGGAGATGCCCCGGATCTTCTTGTTGGAGTCCGTCTTGAACCGGAACGGGTCCCCTTGGATCAGGGTGGTGTAGCCGGTGAGTTCGTAGGTGGCGACAGAGGGATCTGGCCAGGTGGCCGCCTGCGCCGACTCCAGCATCTCCCGGTAGTAGATGGAGCCGTACTCCTTGAGGCACTTGTCCTCCGCCGAGGCCATCACGAAGCGGACATCGGTGTCGCAGTCCTTGCAGAGATCCTCCACGCAGGTCCCGCAGAGGATGGAGAAGAAGGCGCTGTTGCCCATCGGCTCATCCGGATCCTCATCCTCATTCCACAGGTAGTCGAACCCGGCGTCATTGAAGGTGGCGTCGCATGGGCTTCCCTGCTTGGCCACAAGCTCGTCGGATGGATCGCACAACCCTGCGTCCGACATGAAGCCAGCCATGGTCTGGGACAGGTCGGGCCTGTGGGAGACGAAGGCTGTGAACCCATGGTCGAACAGGGAGGCCTTCCGGGTCGACGGCCACAGGATGATGCTCATGGACGGGCAGCCCTGACCTTGGGTGGGCCAGGAGAACCAGATGGCCCGCTTCACCGGGTCGTACCCACCCACCACCTGGTCGCAGCTGGCACGCTCCACCCCGCTGAATGCCGTCAGTCCGGTGAAGCTATTGACCCAGCTCGCCTTCACTCCTTCGTAGATGACGCCGGTAGCCCTGTGGATCCACTCGATGGAGGTTGGGTCACGGTCGTACTCCGCCATGGTGAATACCCGCTCCTCGCTCAGGTAGATGTGGGCGGAGCCGGTGTTGACCAGGGACCAGCGGAAGATCGGGACATGGGGACCCCGGTAGATCTCCTGGACCGCGAAGACCAGATCCGTGGAGGACGACTGGGTGAGGTCGTAGATGGCCTGGGTGGTGTAGACGCGGAGGCGCCCACCGATAGGCTCCACCCTCAGGATGCGCTCACCGGCGCCAAAGTCATGGAAGCCAGCCAGACTCTCACCTCCAGGTTGCCAGCTCAGAGGGTCGTTGTAGTCACTCCAGAAGAGGCGGCTCGGCAGGTACTCTCCGTCGGCTCGGACCCCAGCCAGGAACGCGAAGCCATTCCATGACTGAACGATCTCTGCGGAGTCGACGTTCAGGAGCAGGAGGTCTTGCACGAACTCTGCGCTCCACGAGGAGCACCCATCGGGACCAGCGTCGAATTGCCATGACAGGACGTAGTCGACTCCATTGCCGAACAGGATCGTCTGACCCACAGCGGCAGCCGTGAACCGGATCGGAGAGCAGAGGCAGTCAGCCTCGGAGTGGCAGGATCCACCAAGACCATCAGCAATGATGCGCCAGTTGCCACCAGACTCGTCGGAGGCGTAGAGGCGGCTCTTGGTGCCGGCGATCAGACGGCGCTTCTTGTTGGTCGACCCGAAGCTGTGGAGCATCGTGATCGCCTCCCGGCACTGGCGGCCGAGGGTGTAGTATTGGTTGCCGCAGTAGACCTCAGTGACGGCCGGGATGGTGGAGTAGATCGGGATCTGCCAGAGGGGCGCACCGTTGTAGAGGGTGGCCGAGGAGAATCCTGTCTGGACCCGGCGCTCCTGCACCGTGGAGGTGTAGGACTCGAAGTAGGTCTGGCCGCCGAGCAGCTGGTCGTGGAGATCTTGGTTGGAATAGCACTCCTCGTCGGCGAGGTAGCGACGGAAGCCAGTGCCACGGCAAAGCCCAAGGCTGTCCGATCCGTCGACGTTGAGCAGCAACCGCCACGTCGAGAAGTCGATGGATCCGGAAGGACTGCGGGTGTCCATTCCGCCACCAAAGAACTCAAGCGGGATGTCCTTCCAGGTAGGCTTCACAGGACCTTGATGATGAACAGGAGTGAGGTGAAGGCGGGGCGATTGTCGATCGGGGTGGAGGCGACGTTGGTTCCGACCACCTCGATCGGATCGGTGGTTCCAAGGTCCCCGGAATCAGTAATGGACAGGGTGACGTTGGGATTGTCAGAGCTGTTCTGGGTGACGTTGAATGTGCCATCCGATTCCCAAGACCTTTGGATGATCTGGATCTCGTCGCCACCTGGATCCTCGCCAATGCCGTGGTAGTGGGTTTTGTTCGGGATCTGAGCCTCCGTGAGTTCGATGGAATCTTCGCCGCCCTTCTGGCCGAGCGGGGTGGTGGCGTCAATGCCTCGCGGGAACCGGCCTTGGAGATCAGGCAGGTTGAAGGTGGTCGATCCGTCACCGGCGCCGTACACCGTTCCAATCCGAAGGAACAGGGTGGCGTAGGTCGTGCGGCTCACGGCCTGCCCGTTGGCCACCAGCCACCCGTCGGATGGAAGGGATGCCCCTGCCCAGATCTGGATGGATCCGATCGGGGTCAGGTAGTCGGCAATGCCGTCAGCCGCTTCCTTGGACAGGTTTCCATCCCCGTCCAGAAGCCAGCCCAATAGCAGGTTCAGCTGCCCCGGGATGCGGAGCAGCCGCTTGAAGCCATCGCACGCGGACGTGGCTCCTGTGACCGCTGTAAAGTCATCGCTTCTTACTGGACTTCCCATGATTCACCTTCCTGTAGACCGCCCACTTCGGGGTGATCTTGACTGGTTCGTACAGCTTTTCAATCAGCTTTACGGTCGCAGCCTGGGAAGGCCAATCGGTGTCGTCCATCACGAGGTATCCACCGTCCTCAATCTTCTCGCCCCACTGCTCAATGTAGCGGCGGCTCACCTCCTCCGAGTGGTTGCCGTCGACGTGGAGGAGATAGATGGACTCCTTGCTGAACCGGCCGATGGCGCCCAGATCGGTGGCCACCATGGTCTCCGCGTGACCACTCAGGGAGTGGAGGATGATGGCCCCCTCCACGATGGAGTGCATCCGCTTCAGATCCACCTCGGACCACCACTTGTCGTTCTCAGGGGCGTTGGTGCCCTCCAGACAGACGCCGTTGTCCCAGGGGTCAATGCCGACAGCGCGGGATCCAGCCTCCTTGGCGGCCATCCCAAGCGGGATGAAGGAGCTGCCCCCGAACACCCCAATCTCCACGATGAGCTTGCCAGGGCCGCCATCCAGAACCAACTGGGCCAGCGTCTCAGCCTTCTCTTGGGTACACCACCCCGGCAATGCGTAGAGAGTGCCGGAGTCTGCGCGGGTGGCGGCGATCTGTTGCTTGAGTGAGTCGTTCATTCGGGGAGGTCCATGTTGTGTTGTGATGCCAGCCTTGGAATGGCTGTGTAAACCCTCAACTGAGGGAAGCTGTTGAAGATGAGAGCGAGGTCGATCGGAGCCCATGACTTCTCTTGAGTGGAGATCAGGATCGGCAGGGCCTTCCTGCGGACCAGGTACCAGTGGGTGCATTGCGGGTACTTCACCTCGAAGAGGGA